AATGACTGCTTACTTCAGCGCAAACTTAACTTTGAACTTAGCTAAAATATATCAAAACCTTTTAGAGCTCCAATCTTCTCGCGAGCCCTTTGATATCGTTACGCCTAAGAGAATCTATTCAAACATGTTGATGGCGTCTATTGCCCAAACGACAGACAAGAATACTGAAAACACTCTAGCGGTGACGATGACTTTTCAAGAGATCATTATCGTGAAAGTCTCTACGACTCAAGTCCCTCGCATTAAACAAAAGCAGCCAGCGGTCACAGGTAAGACAGAGAATGCGGGTAAGAAGTCAGCTCTCTTTTCTCTTAAAGAAGGAATCGGAAGCCTCTTCGGTAAGGAGATCCCATAGCACTTTTTCAACTCCCCCTTACTAATGTTCCTCAGACCTTCGCCATCGCTCTTGGTGGGGTGAACTATAATCTCACGTGTAAATGGAATAATTCTCCTGACGCAGGTTGGGTGGTCGACGTTTACGACAACACCACTGATGCGCCTATAGCTATGAACATCCCTCTAATCACGGGCGCCGATCTTCTCTCAGGTTTAGAATACTTAGGCATTAACGGAAAGCTCTATGTCTTCACTGACGGTGACGACGCTGCGGTCCCAACTCTCACCAATCTTGGTGTAGAGAGTAACGTATTTTTTCAGACGGTGGATTGATGAACGAAGCTGAACAATACCTTCGGGAATGTAAATTGATTCTGTCCGGGCAGACCTTCGGAGGTTTGGACCTCTCTGCTTTGAGAATTAAATTTACAGTTAAACGTTCAGACACCATGACTCCAAATACAGCTGACATCAGAGTCTACAACGTTGAAAAAGAAACGGCTCTTAGAATCTTTACAGAATTAAATCCTCTTAATGGCAATGACCTCATTGCTGTGAACAGAGGGATCGTCACACTTCAAGCGGGTTATCAAGGCAACTACGGTGTAATCTTCCAAGGGAATATTAAACAAATTATCCTAGGACGTGAAAGTGCAACTGATACTTTTGTTGATATTATCGCTGGTGATGGTGATCGTGCCTACAATTTTGCTATCGTTAACACTACTCTGGCCGAGGGGTCCACTCAGGCGGATCAGCTTAATGCGTCTGCTGCGTCGATGGCTACGAAAGGCACAAAACTGGGTAACGTAGGGCCAATGCCATCATTCAAGCTCCCCCGAGGGAAAGTGATGTACGGAAACGCTCGTCAATATCTCAGAGAGGTTGGAAACAACACCGGGCAAACGTGGTCAATCCAAAATGAAGAGGTCACCTTTGTTCCTATTAAATCTTACCTTCCGGGCGAAAGAGTCGTCCTCACCAGTAAGACGGGGCTCATCGGAACACCTCAACAAACATCAGAGGGCCTTAATGTTAAATGTCTTCTCAACCCACTCATCAAAATTGGTGGGCGAATTGATATTGACGAGGCTTCTGTTGCTGAGTTTAAAATTAATCTTAATGTCCCTAATAGCCCAGCAAATATTCCACCCCCTCTAACTCAAGATGGGGTTTATTATGTGCTCGTAGCTGAGCACCAGGGCGACACAAGGGGTGTTGAATGGTACACCACCATGGTTTGTATTAACATGGACGTGACTACAAATCCTCTCAACACGGTTCAGGTGGGGTACTAATGACAGCTGATCGTAGGTCCCTCTTAAACGATAACGAAGAGTCGCTGCGAATCGCCCTTGAAGGTGTGCAGTCCGCTATGTGGACGGCTCTACCTGGTGTCGTTACTAGCGTTGATTTCGCTAAAATGGTTTGCTCAGTTCAACCTACGCTTAAGGGTCAGATAACTTTAGAGAACGGCTCAACCCAACTTGTGAACCTACCTGTACTGATCAACGTTCCTATAGTGTTTCCAAGCGCTGGGGGCTTCACCATTACGTTGCCGCTTGCAGCGGACGACGAAGTGCTAGTTGTCTTCTCCGCTCGTGCAATCGATTCCTGGTGGCAATCAGGGGGTATTCAAAAGCCCGTCGAAGCTAGAATGCATGATCTTAGCGACGGTTTTGCTATTCCAGGCCCTAAGTCGCAACCAAATGTTATTTCGGGCATCAGTTCAACGGGAGCTCAGATACGTAACAATGCAGGCACCACCTACATTGAAATCGCAGCGGACGGTAAGATTAAATTGGTCTCACCGTCAGAGGTTCAAATCACGGGTGACTTAAAAGTTACAGGGGACGTGATTGGAAACTCTGCAACAGTCCCTATTAGCTTGACCCTACACACTCATACTTCAACAACACCTGGCAACCCAACTTCACCACCACTACCTTAGGAGGCTTATGCGCTATAGAAAATTAAGTGAAGACGGCGACTATACCTTCGGGAATGGTCAAAAAGATTTCTGGAGAGATGAGCCGGACGCTGTTGCTCAATCTGTAAAGACAAGGCTCTTGTTGTGGCTGGGCGAATGGTTCCTAGATATTGGTGAAGGCACTCCCTTTCTTCAAGGTATTTTAGGGAAGTATTCTGAGGAGCAAGCTAACATCACCATTCAAGACCGGGTCGTTAACACGACGGGCGTAACAAATATTGAAACCTACGAGAGCCTTAAGGACGTGAACAACAGAGCGCTCTCGGTAACGATGACTTTGAATACAATTTACGGACCTACAGATTTGGAGATTTCAAATTATGTTAATTACTGATTTAGTCTACATCGACGACACTGGTTATCATTACGCGGATTATCCGGCTTTTTTAAGCTGGCTTCAGGGCTCTTACAGAGCTATCTATGGTGCAGATGTTTACCTAGAAGCCGATTCTCAAGACGGACAATTTCTGGCAATCATGGCAAAAGCTTTTTACGATACGGCGGCTCTCGGCGGGTCTGTTTTTAATTCATTCTCACCAGTGACGGCACAGGGTGTAGGCCTCTCAAGACAAGTAAAAATCAATGGTATTGCAAGACAAGCATCTTCTAAATCAACGGCTGATTTAACTGTAGTCGGTCAACCGAGCACAGTAATTTCAGGCGGCATTGCCCAAGACGTTCTCGATCAAAAATGGGACCTTCCTGATCTCGTTATCCCTGGTGGTGGGTCTATCATCGTGACAGCGACTGCTCAAGAGTTTGGAGACATCAACGCTGAAGCCGCCACCATTAATAAAATATTCACCCCTACACTTGGATGGCAAACCGTTAATAACGTGAACCCAGCCACTCCGGGCGCTCCTGTAGAATCAGATGCTGAGTTAAGAGTTAGACAAGCGGAATCAACCGCAATTCCTTCGCTCACAGTTCTCGACGGAACTGTCGGTGGAGTGAGTAACGTTCCTGGCGTTCAAAAGACCAAAGGATATGAAAATGACACTAACAGTACTGATGGGAATGGCATTCCCGCTCATTCAATTTGCATTGTGGTACTGGGTGGTGACTCAGTGGCAATCGCAGAACAAATCGCTCTGCACAAAACTCCAGGAACGGGCACCTTTGGCGATACTACTGAGCTGGTTTATGACGCTCACGGTATGCCTCTTAATATTAAGTTTGAACGTCCTACTATCGTTACAATCGGAGTAAAGATCACCATTGCTGTTGATCAGTTCTGGTCAAATGATTTCATCCCACTTATCGAAGCTGCGGTGGCCGCTCAAATTAACTCTTTAGAAATTGGTGAGACAGTTCTCATCACTAAACTCTTTGCGCCAGCCTATTTGATCGGAACTCCTGAGGGCGGCACTTATGACATCATCGAACTTGAGATTAAGAAAAACGCTGACCCTTATGACGTGATTAATATTCCTTTAGACTTCGACGAGTACGCCTTTTGCGACGCTGACGTTGATGTGACTGTGATCGTGACGTAATGACAATAGAAGAATATTTAGACCTAATCACATCTGAATATCGATTGAAAACAAAGTTCACCTCTATGGTGAGCGCTGACGTTTCAATTCAAGTTCGCGTTCAAGACCTTTTAAGTTCTTTGATCGTAAAATTTGACATTGATACTGCTCTCGGACAGCAACTTGATGTCATCGGTCAGTGGGTTGGTGTTTCAAGAAACGTCTCTATTCCCGTCGCTGGGATTTATTTTTCTTGGGACGCAGATTACACTGAAGGCTGGGAGTACGGATCTTGGCAACCACCATTAGCCCCGACTGATGTTACCTCTCTTCCTGATGACGCCTATAGAACTTTGATTAGAGCAAAAATCGCTGCTAATGCTTGGAAGGGTACAACTGACGACGCCTATATAATTTGGGATACTGTCTTTCCTGACATCACAATCCTGATTCAAGACTACCAAAACATGTCCTACGACATGGCGCTTGTTGGTGGGATTGTACCTTCACTGACGCTGGCACTCCTCACTGGCGGGTACTTACCACTCAAGCCAGAGGGCGTGAGAATTAACAACTATTTCGTTCCAGTTGACTCTGATCCAGGGTTCGGCTGGGATGTAGATTCACCATATATTAAGGGCTGGGAAGAAGGCCATTGGTTACGAGAGATTAAAAATACATAAGAAAAGGAGTTCTCTATGGGTACTAATAATTATTTGACATTTACGCCAACGGACACTGGCACAAACTTACTATCGCAACCTGACTACGCGGTTGACGTGCAAAGGGACGTAGGCAACCAGCCCGGGGTTGCGAGATCAAAGCTCGTTAATAAAGCGATGAGACAATCATCTTTTATCACAGCTGCTGTCGCACAAACTGCGGCTGATCAAGGATACGATATTCTAGACGACGGTAACCTTGCAAAATTAACAGCGCAGATGAAGGCGACTTACCTACCTGTTGCGCCAGTAATTTCTAAATATCTTACAGGCTCTGGCACTCACAACAGAAGCGTAGTTTTCTACACAGCTTCAGCTAACGCCACAATCGGTGCGACATACACAAACAACGCTGTGACCTTTACTGTTTTAGAAACTGTAGCTGCAGGTTCTATCATCAAGATGTCTGGTAACGGTTCACCTGCTGCGAGTGGTACGCTCACCAAGAGTACAGGGACAGGCGACGCAACAATCACGTTTTATTCTTTTCGATTACCTATGTATTTCAAAGTCTCTCTGGCTGGTGGTGGCGGTGGGGCATCTGGCGCTGGGACCGGTGCTCAATCACCAGGGTCTGACGGTAACGACACTACATTTGGAACTTCACTTTTAATAGGTGAGGGCGGGACAGGCGGATTAGAC